TACCAATTTCATTCAGGATAGAGCTGGGTACGGACTTTATCAGGCAACGTACTGGTCGATCAAGGAGAGCCTGTTGAACTTTGCCAAGGCAAGTGGAAAGTCCATTGGTGACCGGGATATGCAGGTTGATCATTTCCTGAAAATGATGAAGGAAGAGTACACGGCCATCTGGAAGGTGCTGACAACGGCGAAGTCAGTCCGAGAAGCCTCGGATGCTGTACTCTTGAAGTTCGAGCGTCCTGCGGATCAGAGCGAGGCAGTTCAGGTGAAGCGTGCCGGTTATGGTGAGGAATTCATGACCAAGTACGGGAAGGCTGCTCCGGTAACGCCTGCCGAGGATCAGCCTGAGATCGAGCAGCTATCCGCTGCCCACGCAAAGTATATCAACTCGACCGGAACACACTATATCTCCAACAGCGGTTCAGATGAGAACGGCGCTTATTCTGGCGGCCAGGCCGGGGACCAGACCGGAAAGGAATGGCGCATGCGAGACTGGTACAACCGTCCCTGGACCTGTGTGCTCCGATATCCGGATCAGAAGGTCGCGCTGAAGATCGCTCAGCTGGCAATCGATGCCGCGCTCAATGATCATATCGGCTATGATCAGAGCCAGAACAGAACGTACCTGGCCCAGCTGAAATCGGCGGGATGGGAACCGGCCAAGATCACAGTGAACTGTGAAGCGGACTGCTCGGCAGGTGTATGCGCTAATGTGACGGCGGCAGGGTATCTCATTGGCATTAAGGCACTCCAGAATCATACCGGCACTTACACCGGGAATATGCGCTCGGCGCTGACCAAGGCGGGATTCCAGCTCCTGACGGATTCCAAGTATCTGACCAGCGGAGATTATCTGCTGCCTGGCGACATTCTCCTGAATGACGGTCACCATACCGCCACCAATGTGACTGTCGGTAAGAAGGTGAAGGATCAGTGGAAGCCTACTTCGGCAACTCCTGTAACGCCCGCGCCAGTGACCACAAAGTATTACCGTGTCCGTAAGAGCTGGGCGGAGAAGGCCAGCCAGATCGGCGCATTTACAGTATTCCAGAACGCCAGGAACTGCGTGGATGCCAATCCCGGTTATGCCGCCTTTGATGATAATGGGAATCAGGTGTATCCGGCTGTAACACAGACCTTTGAGCCGTATCTTGTGAAGGTATCCATTGATGACCTGAACTATCGTAAAGGTCCCTCTACTTCCTACGAGTCCTATGGCTATATCCCGGTCGGTGTATACACCATCGTGGATGAGCAGGACGGCTGGGGCCTGCTGAAGGCATATGCAGATCAGCGAAACGGCTGGATCAGCCTGGCATATGCCAGAAAACTTTGATCTTCTGAGGGGGAGCATTACCGCTCCCTCTCGCTTTTACATAGAAAATACCGGGTCATAATGAACGAATTCTGCGCTCATAACGGGCTGATTTTTCGTTCAAAAAGACCCGCATATTATAAGTAGAAATATCGATAAACCGGTTGAAATGTACGGGCAAAAGAGTGATTAATACACTACCTCAAAAGGGGGGAAACGGGTGGCACCCACCCGGAAAGGAGGACCAGAATGGACAAAATAAAGACCGCTGCTTACTGCCGCGTCAGTACGGATAAGGAAACGCAGGACGGCTCCTATGAACTTCAGGAGAGCTACTTCACTGAGCTGATCAACGCAAATCCCAGTATGGAGTTTGTGGGCATCTATGGAGATAAGGGCAAGAGCGGATTGTATGCAGATAAGCGGCCTGGACTCCAAAAGCTCATGGATGATTGCAGGGCCGGGAAGATCAACCTGATCCTCACAAAGTCCATTTCACGCTTTGCCCGGAACATGGCAGAATGTGCGGAAATGATACGGGAACTGCGGAGCCTGGGGGTCAACATCATTTTTGAGGAACAGAACCTCAACTCACAGGATACCAAATGCGACCTGGTTTTGAATATCTTTGCCGCCATCGCGGAAGAAGAAAGCCATAGCATTAGCCAGCATGCTTTACAAGCCCATGAGCAGCACACGATGGAGGGCAGGCCCTTCGGTTTGATTTCTTTCGGATACAAGAACGGCGGGGAAAACAAGTGGATCATCAACGAAGAGGAAGCACCGCTGGTGAGAAAGGCGTTTCAGATGGCGGCAGAGGGAAAGAATTACGAGATGATCCGAAACACCCTGAAGGAAATGGATGGCCATCCCTGGCGGCAGAGCCGAGTAAGACGCCTACTGACGAATGTGGTCTACAAAGGTGATTATTATTCCCACGCCACGATATGCCTTGTACCCGGAAAGCAGGTTAGGAATAACGGCGTCCGAGACCGGATTTACATCACCGAGCACCACGAGCCGATTGTCAGCCCGGAATTGTTCGACTGGGTGCAACTGGTCATCAAGCGGAAACTCCTGTTTTCCCATAAGCGCCTGAACAAAGAGGATGCGGAATTTCTGAAGGGAGGAGCACATTTTGTCGAAAACAGTAACGATAATTGAGCAGCCGAAAGCTGCATACAGAAAGCGGGTCGCAGCCTACTGCCGTGTGAGCACCGACCATGAAGCACAGCTGGATAGTCTGGAAAACCAGATGGAGACATTCCGTTTCCGGGCGGCGCAGCGAGGCGATTGGGATCTGGTGAACATTTACGCCGATGAAGGCCTGAGTGGAACCTCGCTAAAGGGCAGAGTCCAGTTCCAGCAGATGATCGAGGATTGCAAAGCAGGAAAAATCGACTACATCATTACCAAAAGCATCAGCCGATTCGCCAGGAATACGGTTGATACCCTTCAGACGGTACGGGAACTGCAAGGATACGGTGTACAGGTTTATTTTGAGAAGGAGGGAATTGACACGGCGGATTCCCTTTCCGAGATGGTACTGACAATCATGGCCTCATTCGCGCAGGAGGAGAGCCGGAGCATTTCTGAGAATGTAAAGTGGGGTATCCGGAAGCGGTTTGAAGCCGGTCACGAAGTCAAAGTTCCGCTTTACGGCTTTTACCATACAGACGATGAGCTTTTCCTGATCCAGGAGGATGAAGCCGCCATTGTTCGGGAAGTCTTCGAGCGCTTTGTTCATGGAGAAGCTCCTGGGGTAATCATGGACGACATGATCGCAAGGGGTGTGAAGCCTCCGGCTGGGAAATGCTGGAAACGGCTGCAGATCGATCGGATGATCAAGAACGAAAAGTATGCCGGAGATGTGGTCCTGCAGAAGACATACATCGAAAATCACCTCACCCACAAGCAAATCCGTAATCATGGTGACCTTCCGAAATTCCGCGTGGAGAACGCACATGAGGCCATCGTCGACCGGCACATCTTCGAGCAGGCACAGAAGATCATGGCGATGAGGAATGTGGCAGTCGGAAACAGCACTTATCCTTACGGTGAAATGCTCAGATGTCCGCATTGCGGGAAGCCGCTGGTGCATGGAAGCCTGAACAACTTTTACTACGATGGTGAGAAAATTCAGAATGGCGGCTGGGGCTGCTACAGTGAAGGCGGGTGCGGGGATTACCTGATCATCCAAAATGTGCTGGACGAGGCAATGATCAAAGCCTATGAAGAAAAGTACGGCGAGAAAAAGGAAACGGTGGAATTCTACTGGCTGGATGATACAGTCGAAGAAATCCAGCTAAGTGAAGATCGAGTCACCATTAAATGGCGGGACAGGGAGACAAGCGTTGTGGAGATGGATTTCTCTGAAAAACGCTATAGCCCATCCCGCTATTCTGTTTTCTACAACGATTACCTGGACCGGATCAGATGCGGCGAGAAGAAGAACAAGTACAAGTTCCTGATGGGGCTTACACCGGTAGCGGTGCAGGCAGGATAAAGGAGGGCCATTATGCAGATAACCAGGATCCCCGCTCAGCGGGAGAATAAGAAAACAAGGATCGCAGTGTACTGCCGAGTCAGTACAAAGATGGAAGAGCAGGAAGACAGTCTGGAAACGCAGCAGGCTGCATATACCGATCTCATCAGTATGCGTTCTGACTGGGAGCTTGTGGGGATCTACTCAGACAGCCTTTCCGGACTTAGTGCGGAGAAGCGCCCGGAGTTTATGCGAATGGTCAATGAGGCTCTGGAAGGAAAAATCGACCGGATCCTCTGTAAAAGTGTTTCCCGCTTCTCCCGGAACGTTGCCGAATGCAAAAAGTACACAGACCTGCTGAAACTCAAGAATGTGATCGTCGAGTTTGAAAAAGAGCATATCAGCACGGCGGATACCACCAGCGCCTTCCTCTTTTCTCTCATGTCTGCCATCGCGGAAAACGAAAGCCGGAGTATTTCCGAAAATGTGAAATGGAGTCAACGGGAACGAGTCAAGCGGGGAGAGTACAACCTTGGCAACAACAGGATCCTCGGATATGATTGCGTGGACGGGAAGCTGGTGCCAAACCAGGATGCTGATGCGGTTCGCTGCATTTATACCCTCTTTCTGGAAGGGAGAAGCATCCCGGATATTCAGAAGTACCTTGCAGATATTGGCATATTGACCCGGAACGGGACGCCGCTCTCCTGTGGGAACATCCGCTACATTCTGAAGAATGAAACATACCGGGGCGATAAGCTGTTGCAGAAAACACATCCGAAGGATCTGATTACAAAGAAACCGGATCCGAGAGTGGAATTTGAGAGCAACTATCTGTCGGGAGACCATGAGGCGATTGTGAGCAAGGCTGTATGGGATGCAGTTCAAGCGAAACTGAAAAAGAATAAAGAGTTTGCAGAAGTGGTTGGTCACAGAGGTGGTCAGCCACATTTTTTATATGGGAAAGTCTTCTGCGGTGAGTGCGGAGCCCCGATGACCAGGAGGACAGTTAACGGCCCTGGCGGAGGAAAAATAAAGATTTGGGTCTGCCGGGAGAAGCGGAAAGGCTCTGGCTGTGGGTGCCGGAACGTGAAGGAAGAGGAACTGCTGAAATATGAAAAGGCGGCAAGGATCGTTA